CCAGTGCTAGTACAGTGGATCTTCCCCAGCAGCAGAAATGTTGCGTCCACTGGCTGGTGCTTGAATCAGGCGTAACTGCTTGGTTACGTATGCCGTTTCCGTCACACGTACGGTATGCGTCCGACTGCCCATCTATCCGACTTACTGGATAGGTGCCGCTTAAGCGGGGTGGCAGCCCACACCCATAGTGGGGGGAGACCTTGTTCGAACGGGGTCTCTCCTCACTATGACCAAACGAGGAGTGAATGTTACATTCACAAACCACACAAGAAAGTCAGACTCCCATGCCTATCAAACGCGGTGAAACTATTGCGTACGATGCCAGTTACGAAACCTGGGGGATTAATCCCTCAGGTCCTGGCTATGCATGGAGGCCTGTGTCGAAGCTGTACACTAATGTGTACGAACTGGATACACTCAACCATTCCGGTTGGTATAAACAGTTAGGCTCCGGCGATGTCGGTGGACCGTTTCGTCTCTACAAAGAAACATATAACGTAGAGGCAAAGACGGTGGATCTCGGCTGGTTTCGTGGCCCTGTAGTATTTGAGGGCCGAGCCGGGGGGTGGTCGGGGTATAATGCTCCGATCTTCCCTGAGTATACTAGCATCCCTAACTTACACAGTCAGGGAACTCATGCTATTGCTCAATCCATTCCCACGAATCCTTCTGCGCAGCTAGCCACTTTCGTAGGCGAACTGCACGAGGGGATTCCCGCTATCATCGGCTCATCCGTATTTCGCGATCGAGTAAAGCACGCCCGTAAAGCGGGTGGTGAGTACTTGAACGTTGAGTTCGGGTGGAAACCGATGATGTCTGATCTTAGATCTTTCGCTCATGCTGTTAAGCACGGCAACAAGATCATTGAAGGATACCGAAAAGGATCCGACAAGAAGATCAAGCGGCGGTATACTTACCCCACGGTCAAAGATTCCCAAGTTTATGAGGGTGCTTTCGCACACTCTGGCTCAGGAGCCTTTGCGTTCGGCACTATAGCCCAATCTCGAGAGAGAGCAAGCTGGTTTGAAGGTGCCTTTCGATACCATGTTCCAGTCCCCGATACAACTATGGGGCGACTTAAAACCTACGAGTCCTATGCAAATAGGATTCTGGGCACTCGGTTGACACCCGAGGTCGTCTGGAACATTTCACCGTGGTCTTGGCTCGCGGACTGGAGAGGTAACGTTGGCGATATTCTACATAACGTCAGCGCTCTCAGTCATGACGGGCTGGTGATGCAGTATGGGTACATGATGTGCTATGATTTCACTGAAGAAATCACGGCCGCCACTGCCCAGGATCCGATGTTCGGATCCTCCCGTGTAACAAGGTCTCAAGTCACGAGACAACGGGTACCTGCGACACCATATGGTTTTGGCTTTGACATGACGGCTTTGACAGGCCGTCAGACAGCCATCCTCGTAGCTCTTGGTTTAGCTAGGAGCTAGGACGGTTTCTAATCCATAGGAATTGTCCTGTCAGTCACTAGATCGCCGTGAGGCGACCGCAACCCAACTGGAGCAATGCCATGAGTTATTCTGACCCGCAGTCTATTACTATCGGAGGTGTTACATCGGATCTCCCCCGGGTGTTTTCACCCAATGGAGGAGCCTTTGTCAAGGCTGATCAGTCGGTTAAACTGACTGTTCAGCACACCAATGCGAAGCGAACGCGACGCATGATCCGAGTTGATAGTCAGAAGACGGCAGCGGACGAACTTGTCCCTGCAGTCAACAAGCCGTATTCCATGTCTGCCTACCTCGTAGTTGACGTGCCCCCTTACGGGTTCACGCCGACTGAGGCTAAGGCAGTTGTGGACGGCCTGATCGGTAATCTTACCGCGTCTTCTGAGGCAAACCTCATCAAGTTTCTTGGTGGGGAATCCTGACTTATCGCACATCGTGCGTTGGGTCAAGGATTTAGCATGGATGGTGGGTAGAGCTTTCTACAGCGACCAGAATGTGGTCATTGTGAGTTCTCACCCTGCCTGGGTTTAGCGATCCAGGTTCCTGTGCTACAAGCCAACTGCATTGTTCCAAAGGTCAGTTTCATGGCTATGGACTCTGATACCCCTTGATGAAAGAGGACCAGATGAAAAGCCTGATGTTGCTTTGGAAGGAGGTCGCCCATGAACTCGGCGACCTGTGTTGTACTAGCACCATCCGTGACTATCAAACTATCACGGAACGGTCAAAACATGAAGGGTTATCGTTTCTAACGATAACTCTGACTGACTTTGGAAAAGACTTCGAGAGAGGTCTCGACCAAGGTAAAGTCGCTCACGACATGTTTACTGGTTTCAGTAAGCATGGAGGGCTCCCCCGATTTCTCGGGGGTTTCCTTGAGCAAGTGTTTGACCGATCAAGCGGTGTGTTGCTTGATGTACCCAACATTGATTCCATCTTTGCCGTGCGTCAGCTAACGCTGATGTTTGGCAAGATCCTCATCCCTTGCAGCGATGCGAGGGTGAAAGGCGCAATGGTCAAGTATGTCGAGTGTGAGAAGGAAGTCAGAGAAACAGACGAGCATACTGCTTTGGGTTCTTTACAGAGCCTTGAGCAGATACTGTTTCTTCTTTTTGGTAACTGTCTCGCCGACGTTGACATTTCTGTCAATGCTGGTGAGCTTTATCCAAAGCATGGTCCTGGTGCCACTGCTGATGGACTTCGCGGGAACGCGAAGTTCAGCCAGACATCGTGGCCAACCAGATTGGAAGCTCTTTTTCCTTACGGAAAGTGGGCTATTCCTAATAGCGGGTTTGATTACCTCGCTGACCGTGTTGACTTCCTCGAACCTGGTAGGGAGATTCCTGTAAAGGTGACTCCCGTACCTAAGACGCTCAAAACACCACGGATTATCGCCATCGAGCCAACCTGCATGCAATATGCACAGCAGGGCCTCTTTGGCCTTATCCGAGATGGAATCGAGAGGACTAACTACCTCTCCTCCATGATCGGCATCGATAACCAAGACCCCAATAGGGAGATGGCTCGACAAGGTTCCCTCAGCGGTAACCTTGCAACACTCGATTTGAGTGA